GGTCTTCTTCAATTAGTAGCTTATGGTGCACAGGATGTTTATTTAACTGGTAATCCGCAAATTACCTTTTTCAAAGTAGTTTATCGTCGTCATACTAACTTTGCTATTGAAGCTATCCAACAAACTTTCAACGGTAATGCTGGATACGGTAATACTGTAACCTGCCAAATATCGCGCAATGGTGATTTAATAAATCGCATGTATTTACAAGTTGATGTCCCTAAAAAGAAAGCGGCTCAATCAGGAACTACCAGCACATACCAAAATTACCTCGGGTTACGTTTAATAAAAACTGTTGTTATTGAAATTGGTGGTCAGCAAATAGATAAGCATTACTCTGATTGGCTTTACATCTGGAACGAATTATCTCTTCCTATGGGCAAGCGCTATGCCTATGATACTATGGTAGGTGCCGATAAAGATATATTAAATGGCAATCCCGCCAATGATAATCTACCCTCGACAACTCTATATATCCCCTTTGAGTTCTGGTTTTGCCGCAATGTAGGTCTTGCGCTTCCTTTAATCGCCCTACAATATCACGAAGTTAAGGTAAAAATAGATTTTGAAACTAAGCCTAACTGTATATCTGTAGGCACTGGTGCTTTAAGCGATTTTGAAGATATTAAAAATATCTCTTTATGGGCTGATTACATCTTCTTAGATACCGACGAACGCCGAAGATTCGCACAATTATCCCACGAATATTTAATAGAACAGCTACAATTCACTGGTACTGAACCCCTCGTTGCCGGTACCAACCGAATCAAGCTCAACTTCAATCACCCTTGCAAAGAACTTGTATGGGTTGCAAAAGTAGCTCCTACCAATAACAAAACCAGATGGTATGACTACACTAATACGGATTTATCCGATGAAATGAACGCATACTCTGTAGCTGATGGTGGCAGTGCTATAGCAGGTGGTCAGCTTACATCTAACTATCTAGTAATATCAGATGTCAAACCTAAAAATAATGTAAATCCTTTCACTAATGCTATCCTCCAATTAAACGGCAATGATCGTTTTGCTGTAAGAGAAGGCGATTATTTCAACTATGTTCAACCCTTCCAGCATCACACTAATGTTCCTGTATCTAACTCTATCAATGTTTATTCGTTTGCCTTAAAACCCGAGGAACACCAGCCAAGTGGCACCCTCAATATGTCTCGTATCGACACTGCTACTTTGATGGTTACTGCTAAAACCTCTGCCAATACTTCATACCAGGGCATCAATATATACGCAGTAAATTATAACGTTCTTCGTATATTATCAGGTATGGGTGGGCTTGCTTATTCCAATTAAAAATATAATGAAGATATCAATTATAATAAAAATTATAAAGAGTTGTGTTATATAATTTCCTTTTTTTTTTCTCCTCTAATAGTATAAAGAATATAGCGTAAATGGGTGGTGGTCTTCTTCAATTAGTAGCTTATGGTGCACAGGATGTTTATTTAACTGGTAATCCGCAAATTACCTTTTTCAAAGTAGTTTATCGTCGTCATACTAACTTTGCTATTGAAGCTATCCAGCAAACTTTCAACGGTACTCCCAATTTTGGTAATCGTGTAACTTGCCAAATATCTCGCAATGGTGATTTAATACACCGTATGTATTTAGCCGTTGTTAATTATTATTCGGGCGAAAAGGTATGTCCTTATTTCGGTCTCCGTTTAATAAACTATGTAGAAATTGAAATTGGTGGTCAAAAGATAGATAAACATTATTCACACTGGATGTATGTATGGAATGAACTCTCGCTTCCTGTATCAAAGAAAGAAGCTTACAAAAAGATGGTAGGTGCTAATGATATGCTTACTACAATAGGAACTGATGCTAATAATGGTGCTAATCTATATATTCCCTTAGAATTCTGGTTTTGCCGCAATGTTGGCTTGGCTCTTCCTTTAATCGCTCTACAATATCACGAAGTTAAAATAAACATTCTATTCGAATCAAAAGAAAATTGCAAAGGTACTTCTGCTGAAATTACTAATCTTCCTTCCGTTTCATTATGGGTTGATTACATATTCTTAGACACTGATGAACGCCGCAGATTCGCTCAATTATCTCATGAATATTTAATAGAACAGCTACAATTCACTGGTACTGAAAGTGTAACGTCAGCTTCATCCATTAAACCTAAATTATCTTTCAATCACCCCTGTAAAGAATTAGTCTGGTTCTGTGCTTCTGACCATACGGCTACCACTACTAACAAACATGTTATAAATAACAACTGGATTAATTATTCAACCAATCCGAATAACTATGCTGCTAATAATTCAGAATTATACAATGCTACCAACGCTATTGATTCAAAGAATCCCGTAAAATCTGCTAAACTTGTATTAAACGGTAATGATCGCTTTGCGGCAAGAGCGGGTTCTTATTTCAATTTAATACAACCTTATCAGCATCACGAAAATATCCCCGCAAACCCTGGAGTCAATGTTTATTCATTTGCCCTAAAACCTGAGGAACACCAACCTAGCGGTACTCTTAACATGTCTCGTATTGATACTGCGGTTCTCAATTTAGATATTAACCAAACTTCTAGCTACGCAAATGCTAACATCTCCAAAAATCTTCATGTTTATGCCGTAAATTATAATGTACTCCGTATATTATCTGGTATGGGCGGTCTTGCTTATTCCAATTAAATTATATTATATATTTATATATGTTGTTAAATTGCTATAATGTTTCTTTTTTTTTTCTCCTCTAATAGTATAAAGAATATAGCGTAAATGGGTGGTGGTCTTCTTCAATTAGTAGCTTATGGTGCACAGGATGTTTATTTAACCGGTAATCCGCAAATTACCTTTTTCAAAGTAGTTTATCGTCGTCATACTAACTTTGCTATTGAAGCTATCCAACAAACCGCTTCGGGAAGTAATTCGCTTGGCTCTCGTGCCACCTATCAAATTACTCGCAACGGTGATTTAATACACAGAGTATATTTCTATGGAAAATTAAAAAATACTGGTGCTACCTCTAAAAAAGTAGCTTTAGTTCCCAATGTTGGACAAAAGTTATTAAAAACCGTAGAATTAGAAATTGGCGGACAACGCATAGATAAACATTATTCCGAATGGCTTTATATCTGGAATGAACTTTCGCTACCTTATGGCAAGCGTGAGGGCTATTATAAAATGATTGGTGCCAACAAGGAGAATTGCTGTACTCTATTGCCTTCTGGACAATCGTATGAATTATATGTTCCCTTAGAGTTTTGGTTTTGTCGCAATGTAGGCTTAGCCCTTCCTTTAATTGCTCTCCAATATCACGAAGTTAAAATTAACATAGAATATGAATCTGTAACTAACCTATGTGATATCAGCAGTACTAATTATTGTTCTGAGAATGATAAACCCGATGGTGAATCAAACGGTACTGGCTATTCTAATACCGAACTTACCCTCGATGAACCTACTTTATGGGTTGATTACATATTCTTAGATACTGATGAACGCAGAAGATTCGCTCAATTATCTCACGAATATTTAATAGAACAGCTACAATTCACTGGCACTGATACTATAACTTCATCTGGTTCAAATCCTGATTCTATGAAGAGCTTACGTATGAACTTCAATCACCCCTGCAAAGAACTTGTATGGGCTATAAGAAGTTCAGCTGCCAACAATGTATATTGGAATAACTTTTCAACAGCCGAACCTGATAATACTAATGGCGATGACACCTTCAATAACTATGTAGTCTCTAAAAATCCTGTAATGCAAGCAAAAATAATGCTTAACGGCAATGATCGCTTTGCCACCAGACAAGGCGAATATTTCTCATTAGTACAACCTTACCAACATCACGAGAATACCCCTGATATGTACCACAAAGGCATCAATGTTTATTCATTTGCCCTAAAACCCGAAGAACATCAACCAAGTGGTACCCTTAATATGTCCCGCATTGATACTGCTGTTCTATCTCTATCATCTAGAATAGCCGGTAATATCCATGTCTTTGCTGTCAATTACAACGTTCTCAGAATATTATCTGGTATGGGCGGTCTTGCTTATTCCAATTAAATATTTATCTTATTATTGTTATTATATCCAAAATACTTTTTTCATTTTTCAATTATTATCAATAGATAATATTATATTATATAAAGTTTTTGATATTTGTATTGATGATTTATTTATCTGACTCAACTTTTTGAGTTCACAATAGTATTCTAAATATTTACATTTAAAAATATTTAGAAAGTAATATGTATCAATAAAATTACTAATTGCTATTAGCATATTAAATGTGCTAAAATTAAAAAATAAACCAATTTTTAATAATATATTATCATATATATTATCATATATATTATCATATTTTAACTTAATCGTTGCTAATAATGATATCTTTGATGTATGGTGCAAGAATCTCATTTACAATAAACTCTGGTTTAAATTCATCATAATTCATAAAGATTTTGAGAAGTTGCTCTGAAAATCCTGATACAATAGCAGTACCTTCTGTATCACAATTAACAGGGAAAACCTCATTGCTGTCTGAATTAAGATTCCAGAATATAAACTTAGGAGCAGTATAATTATTAGCTTCATATAGTTTAACAATGCTTTGATACACAGTCTCAAGGGAATTTGTATTATTGTCGTTATTTTTATAATATCCATCGCAATTACGAGCAATACTATAATTAAACTGCATATCAGTAAATACAAATAGCTTTTTTGGCATTTTATCTTGAGGAACTTTGTATTTAAGGGCATAGTCAATAATCAACTCATTACATTTTAGAAAATCTGTACTTAATCCATAATCAATTCCAATAATATTCTTAATACATTCGTAGAGCGAAGGAATATTAGATAAGTCTTGAGAGTCGGGAGCATATTCTACATCAACGGCATCCGCAGCGTTTTCAATTCTTGCCTTTTCGGTAGTATTAGGAGAAATCAAATTTACAAGTTGGGGATTTTCGCTAAATGTAATAATCTTATTAGCAAAATCACCCTTACAACACAAAGATGTGATAATACCAAGGGCAACAGCTACTTGCGCCGGAATACTTCCATTTTTAGCATTAAACATAGAACCTGATACATCAACAATAGAAATTGCGTTATCAAAATTACCCGATTTCCTAACATTCTCAACAATTGCTCTCCATTGCATCTCTGTCGTCTGACATATTTCGCCTTTATGAAACTTCTCCAAATTCTTAATATACACTCCTGCCAATTCATGTGGAAGAATACCTGTAACATTGATTTTCTTAACATTAGAAGCTACATCGGACAAATACTTTTTGTATCTTTCTTCATCATGTTTAATAAATGCCTTTTTTAATTTATTTGAAGCAACGCCGGGAATATTTTCATACTTAATCAATTCCCATTTATTATCACACATCTTAGATTCTACGATATCTATTTGCTTTCTTAAAGGAACAAGATACTCCTTCCTATACTTGGACATCTTATAAGTATCTCTAGACCCATAGATAATAGACGCAATTTTTTTGGCAAACTGCCTTTGTTTATCATTTCTATCATTCTCGCTAGGAGCCCACTTAGCACATAGAGATACAGCTTTATTATTATCCAAATTAATCTTATCATCAATTAATTTCTGAGCAATAATATTCATTTCAACCTTGTGCTCAACGTTTTTCAAATAATAACTTATAAATAGCAAGTCCTTCCAGCGACCATATTTCTCAATATATATATTGATATTACTCATATATGTTTCAAACTTATTTTTACGCAACCAAAGCATCGCCTCATTAGCTACTTTTTTTTCCTTTTTTCCATTTAATCTATCGCGTCCATTAAAGATAATTGCGACAGTTTTTTCCGGATTTTCTTTCCAGCATTTTTCAAGATGCTTATAACTATCCTTAATGCTCAAATCTCTCACAAATAGCATAAAATAATCTACAATAGCATTCCCTGTACTTTTAAAAGCATTTCCTCCATTTGCGGTTTTAGTAATAGGATTGCTATCATAGATAATCTCGTCATAATCTTGATTATCATCTTGAATAGGGATTTCCATCGCAAGGAGCGTTATTATATAATATATAATATTAAACATTTATATCAATTTTTATAAAAAATGATATATTTAAAATAGTAAAAATTATTACTACATGTCTATCATGAATTTTACTGATACAGATTATTTCGCAAATATCGCTAAATATTTGGAAGGCTATTCTGAACTCGAAAAGCTGAGCGAAATAAATAAGTCGGCTAATGATTTTGTTAAACGCCAGACAAATTTCACAG